TTGTAAAAAACGTATATCAGGAATAACAGAAGAAATAGAAGTGAATTGGGTGCCATCACCTATATCAAAATCGCTAGATTCTACATATACATTAGTCATAGCACTACCGTCATCGTTATAACCTATTTCATGTTGGTATAAATAATTATCTTTAACAGCTTGCGGATAACTTTCTACACCTGAATCTAGCCAAGCCGTTCTTTCTAATTGACCGTAATACCAAACTTTTTCTAAAGTGTTATAAATAACATAACGATCTATTTCTGTGCTGTCTGAAGAACAATAAAACCAACCTACTTCATTATTTTCACTATTAGTAAACCCATGTACTTTCCAAGCTTGTCCATTGTTAAAATCAGAAAAAACATAATTTTGTACGCTACACGGCAATTTGTTTACGGTTGCATTGTAAAGATAAAAATTACCATAACTCATAAAATAAATCCCATCAGAAGCAGTAATTGCAGCTTTAGGGCCTATTAAACCAGTAGACTCATTCACCAAATTTATAGCAAATGTAAAAGGTGGACCTACAAATTGCATAGAATAAACCGAAGTATCAGTAAAAATAATAATTTCTTGTCTAGATTTAGCCGCGCCTATAATTACAGAACCGCTTGATAAACGTAAAGAACCTGCTGTGTTAGATATTAAAGGTTCAAAATTTGTAGCATCTTCTTGATCTGAAAATGCAATCAACATTGGATCTATAGTTCCAGTTCTAGAACTGCCTGATATTGGATCAGCACCTAATACAATTAAATGTCTGTCTATTTCAGAAGTAATAACTTGTAAACCAACCGTAGGGACTAAAGTTCCTGATAAAGCGACTGCTCTGGTTGTTAGTGCATTTTCTTCTATCCAACGATATATGCCACCTGCTCTTGGGTTAATAATTAAATCTTCACCAAAATTATCTTGCGACCATAAACGTAATTGATTAGTAATACTTAATGCAGTAAGGCTTCCCCAAGTGCCAGCACTCCAAAGTCCTGCACCCCAACCTGTAGACTCAACATAAACATCTAATCCAACATTTATTTGATAAACTCCATCTACTCCAGAACCACCATTCCCAGTATCAGAGCCATTAGCTGTCGCCGATGCTACAAAAGTATAAGTATTGGCGGATGGAACAGAAGTGATTTGATGTTCTGTATTTAAAACGGCAGCAGTAATATTGCCTCCCAAAGAAACAGCACTACTTATAGTCACAAAATCATTAACAACCGCTCCATGACTGGAATCCGTTGCTGTAATAATAGCAGAACCAGATGTTGCTGAAAAAGTGATACTATTAGTGCTGGTTTTTCTAACAGGCGTAATATCATTATAAGCGGCACCTTCTTTTATATAATATTTCCATGTAGTACCTAATCCTAGATATTTATTACCTTCTAAAGCAACCCAATTGTGTAATGCTCGAGCAGTTCCTAAATAAGTCTCAGTTGTTAATTTTTCCCAGCCACTCATTTTTTCAACATGTCCGTTTCTAAAACGAATTAAATTACAGTCAAACCATCCCCCTTCGTTGTCATAAGCAGTTCCTTCTCGATTTATGCCTGGTTTTAATTGTAATTTAGTATAAGCCATTTATACTTCTCTCCATTTTTTACTTTCAAATAAAAGTGCTTCTGCTTCTCTTCTTTTTATTAAACCGTCTAAAATTTTTCCATCAGCTTTATTCCATCGTTTTATTTGTTCAGGCACATCAGAATATCTTTCTTGATTTAATACAGTTAATAAAGTTGAATTTCTAAAATTAGTAGGTCCTAAATTGTAAATCCAAGCAACAAGAGCATCAAATTGATTTTGATTTAAAGAAACTTTAACCATTTTATCAATGTATTCACAATATTCTATTAACTCTTCATCCAACATGTCATTTGCTTCTTGTTGAGTTATTTCCATATCTTCTGTAACGTTTTTTGTATGCCCATATCCAATTGTTAAAACATTTGCTGGACATCTATACGCTTTTAATTCACATCCTTCAAAGCGTTTAATTAGAGCCAATCCTTCTTTTGATATATTCATATTATTCTCCCCAAGTTCCGTCTTCCGTAACATGACCTGTCTTTGTTCCACCCCAATATTCAACTGCATGTTTTTCTTCAATGAGTGTGGCACAAATATCTTTACCATCTTCCGTATAAGGGATGCCAAGAATCCTTCCATATTTACCTTTGCCTAATGATTTAAGTTTAAACGTACCAGTACACAATTCTTTTAATCTTTCTTTAGCTTGTAAGCCCAATGCTTTTTCTGCTAAATTTCTAGTTCTGGATTCTGGCGTGTCAATACCAGCTAAACGAACTCTTTGTTTATGTAATTTTACATCAAACCCTAGATCTAATATGCAATCAAAGGTATCGCCATCTACAATACGATCTAAAGTAGCGTTATATACAAAAGCATCTGGTGCATCACTCATTTTTTTCCTTTTTTGGTTTATCTAATTCTCTATAATATTTAATAATGGAAAGTATATCTTTAGTATAACGAGTAATTTCTGCCATATCCATACTCAAATTCTCATATTCTTTACTAGAGAGTGCGTAATAAGCTTTTCGTGGTGCTTCACCCTTTTCTACTAAATCCAAATATTCTTGCATTAATTCTGGCGTAATAATTTCCCAATCTACATTAGTAAGACTCATTGGATAGGGCAGAGGAGGGTGATACATGGGAGATCTTTCTGCAATACTTTTGACTTCAACAGGTTTTACGCTAGACATCATAGAACATCCAGCAAATAAAAAAACTAAACTAATCGCTATTATTTTATTCATTGAATTGATTAGGATTGCTTAATTTTTCAAGAGTAGCCATAACTCTAGTGGATGCTTTATTGATTTTGCTTTGTAACAAACCTGGTTTAGCTAAAGCTAATTCATCTAAATCATGGTTAGCAAATGTTTTTTTTAATCGGTTTACATCTTGCATGGCTTTTTGTTTGTCAGCTTCAAGTTGATTAAGTTGTGCTTGTTGATTCTTTTGTTGTTCTAAATAATTTTTTATAGATTCGTTTTGTTTTTCTATCTCAATTTCTAAAACAATTTGATTGCCTTTAAGAGTAGCAATTTGGTCATTTAAATAATTTATCCAATAAAAAGAACCACCTGTTACAAAAATCAGTATTCCACCCAAGACCAGAGCAGCTTTCATTTTAGTTGCTTAAAGGGTTTTTATTGTCTTCCTTTAAACTTTTAATTTCAGCCTTTATAGTGGCTATATCTGTTTTAATTTCAGTCACATCGGGTATTGATATTCCATCTATTTCTTTTTCTAAAAACTGTACTGATGTTTCAATACTAGCAAAACGTTCTTCAATAACTTTCATTTCATTTTCAGTTTCACCAATACCGCCAATCTTAGCTTCTAGGTTCTCTAATCGGTTAACATACGTTGCACCTGTATAACCAAAACCAGCTAAAGTCCCTATTATGGTAACTAATGCTATTATCTGTGTTGTTTTATTTTGAAACCAGTCCATAATTTTCTCCTACAAATTTGGTTGTAAATTAATCATACTATTCATCTTAGTGATACTATTCCCAGCTAAACTATAATACCCAGTTATATTATCGGGTAAATACGCGTTACTGTAAATATCTTCGCTTTTATACCATGTTTTTTGAGGGGGGATAACCGCGTCACTATAGGTATTAAATCCAGGAACATACCCCATATACGCTACTAAACTAGCTTCTTCTCCGTACTTACCTGTTGTTTCTTGCGTAGTTTGGCCTTCTTCTTGTTGCTCTTTAATATTATTGGCTATTATTTTATCGGCTATTTGGTCTGCTTCTGAGGAAGTCATCACTCCTGATATAGCCGTATCAATTTGATTGTCCATAGTAGTAACTTGCACATCTGCCATTACTATTTGTGGGTTATTATCTACAGTAGGCATAGGGGTAACGCTAATAGAAACATTATTAACCGCTCCTGTATCACTACTTAATGAAAGAACAGTATTGGTTTGCACAGCAGCCGAAGCAAACTGGTCTGATCTACTAGGCGAACTGGTGGTACTAATACCCCCTCCAGAAGAACCTGTACTATTTGTTGCACTAATAGTATTTGTACTACTATTAGAATTATTTATAGTTGCACTAGAAAAACTATTATTAGCGGTTCTAATAGTGCTGTTTACAATACTTAACGCTCGTTTTCTAGTCATAGAACTTTCGCCTCGTTCTTCTCTTTCCGCTATTTCAAGTTCATCTAACTCTTCTTCAAATATTTCTTCTTCCGCTTCTAAGTCTAATATTTCTTCTTCAGCTAATCGTTCTTCTATCGCTTCAAACACTTCCTCTACTGCTTCTTCCTCGAATATTTGTTCTATAAATTCTTCCTCTGGTGCTTCTTCTAAATCGGCTATTTCTTCAAAAATTTCTTGAAGTTCTTCTTCTGCTTCTGCTATTTCTTCTTGTAGTTCTATTTCTTCTTCAAACCATTCATCTAATTCTGCAATAGTATTAAATTCTACAAATACTTCTGGTTCGCTGTAATCTTCTACTGCTAAAAAAGTTTCTTGAAATGTAAATTCTTCTAATAATATTTCTTGTTGGTACTGTTGTTCTTGTTCTATATCGTATACATCCATCAATACGTCTACCTCATCGTAAGAGGTTAGGTCTGTAGTATTCCAATTTACCATGCCATCATCACCAAAAGTTATATCTGTACCGAACCATTCATCTACTGTTTCTTGCCCAAACTGTTCTGCGTCTAGTGCGTACCAATCTGCATCGGTAAAGTTTTCACAAGCGTTCTCATAACAAGGATCTGAGGGGTCTAACCACTCGTCGTATTCTGTGTCGTACCACATATCTTCTTGTGCATAATCAAATTCATTAGGATTATAATAAGCTACAGAAGATTCTTGGCTATAACCAGAACAAAAAGGAGCGTATTGTGGGTCATCATCGCATTGTTGGTCATCATAAGCCTGAGTGTAGTTAGGGCATGATTCATTATAAAGCTGAGTGATATTACATTGTTGGGTTAAATAAGCTGCTGCATAACCACTACAATCTTCATCATATAAAGAATTTAACGCACATTGTTGAGCCAGATAAGCAACCGCATAACCAGAACAGTTGACTGAAGTTAAAGGTACAGTTGCACATAATGATTGATCTGTGCCGTCGCCAAACAAAGAACCGCCTCCTTCCAACAAAGTATTCTTAGCATTACTACTAGAGTTCCAGTCATAGTTAACACAAGTCCCAGAAACATTAGTCGTTCCTGTACTGCACTCATCAAAAAAATGGTAAGTGTAAAGTTGTGAGGTACTTCCTTGTTCGCCTATCAAAACATCATGGCTAATAATATCTAACCCACCATAACGAAACTCATAAGAATCGTTAGGATATAACCATACTTCTATACTGTTATCGGAATTAGCTCGGTTGTATTCCCTCATGTTATACCAACCAAAAATAGTGTAATTATCAAAGGCTTTAGCTTTCATAGCTGAACCACCATCTTTTATTAGGTCAGTCCAAAATGGAAATAAAGTGTTGGTGTATTGCGGTAAAGGATCAGGAGTATAGTCTCCGCAATAACTACCTGTTAGGTTAAAGTGTAAACAACCATTAGTAGCCATTCTTGCTTTAGTGTAATCATTACCATAAAAAGTAAAGGTAAAACCTAAATCAAAGGCAGAAGAAACTGAATCATCATTTGAGCCTAATCCTGTTGAACCTGATGAATTAGTTTGCAAATCATATAAAGATTGGCTTCCTTCATAGATATAATCTGCTTTAGCTGAAAAAGATAAAAATAAAGTTATTAACCCTATTAATAACATTCCACCAATAACAATTAATTCTGCCCAGTATTTATCCTTCTTGCGTGGCATTTTGTTTCTTCCATTCTTTCTTACAAGTACGCTTAGATTTACTTACCCCTTTTTTATTGGGTGAAAGCCAACATTTT